AATCGCACAAGAGTTAGCAGCGATGGCGCTAGATCTTAACATCGTTATTTTTATTATGTGCCATTTAAAATCTCCTGACGCAGGACCTCCTCACGATCGAGGGGGCGAAGTGCTTGCATCTCAATTTTTTGGAAGCAGAGCTATGGAGAGAAGTTGCCACCTAATGCTCGGCATAGAAGGAAACAAGGACCCTTCTCTTCCAAAAGAACAGAAGAATGTCAGAACGATTGTGTTAATTTCAGATAGAGAATTTGGAGAAAGTGGAAGATTCCCTCTGTATTGGGATGATCAAACAGGAGAATTTAATGAGCTTTAATTCATTGCCAGATTATCTAGAACAGCATTCAGAAATTGTTTTCTACCAACAAACACGTTTCCTCCTGAAGCTTGCAGCACAAGAGCTTCGTAAGAATACTAAGCCTTCATTAAATAATTTCTATATTCGTATGCTCCCTAATGGAGATTTTGAGGTGATTGAGGAATGAATATTAACATCAAGAAACTTCACCCTGACGCTAAAGAACCCATCTATGCTACAGATGGTTCAGGTTGCTTTGATTTATTTTGCACCAATTATGGTGTTATTTCTCGTAATCACGATGTTATATTTGGGACAGGGCTTGCTTTCGAAATTCCAAACGGCTTTGTTATGCTTATTTTTAGCCGCTCAGGTGATGGCTTCAAGCATGGCATTCGTCTCGCTAATTGTACAGGAGTGATTGACAGTGACTATCGGGGGGAGGTGAAGGTGAAGCTGCATACTGATAATGAACATAAGATTATTACGAAAGGAGAACGTGTAGCACAAGCTCTAATTCTTCCTATTGAAACAGTTTCATTCGATGTTGTAGAAGAGCTTTCTGACACTGTTCGAGGTGAAGGGGCTTTTGGAAGTACAGGAAACCTATGACATTAGAACAATATTATAAAGAATTCTTTGATCGTCTAGTGAAGCGCACGACACGACGGGTAGGAACAAAAGAAGCAGCAGAGGATGTTGTACAGAATGCTTTTGAAAGGGCATTAAAATATCAAGACACTTATAATACTGAAATGCCCTTTCCTAATTGGTTTAATCGTATTCTGAATAACAGCCTGCGTCAATACAAGAATGAAGAGAAAGGATTTTCTCATTCTGAATTCAATGAGGAAGCTGTGGGGGGAGTTGCTTGTCAACAATATTCTAATAAGCTATGGCAACAAATCCAAAATGAATTAGATGATTACGAAGAAAGTCATCAAGAAGTGTTACGCCTATATTTTATTCACGGATATAAGCCAAAGGATGTTGAACGTATTGTAGATTTACGCTATCGTAATATTGAAACCATCATTCAACGCTTTAAGACAACCATCAAGGAGAAATATAATACTGACGTATGAATGTTCAAATTTTCGATTTAGAATCAGATGGCCTCCTAAATGAAGCAACAAAAGTGCATTGTGGTGTATTCAAAAACATCACCACAAGTGTTGTAACTAAGTTTCGTCCTGAAGCAATAAAGGACATGATTAGCTTCATGGACAGCATTGATGTTCTTATCGGACATAATGTAATTGGCTTTGACTTCCCCCTTCTAGAACGCCTATATAATTACAAATATAAGGGCAAGAAGGTTGACACACTAGTGATGTCTAGACTTCTCAATCCGAAGAGACTAGTGCCCCCACAATGCCCTAATAAGAAAGCCCCTCATGGTGTAGAAGCTTGGGGATATAGGGTGGGGAGAGGGAAGCCTGAACATAATGAATGGGGTGTATTCTCAGAAGAGATGCTCCATAGGTGTTCAGAGGATGTAGAAATTCAACATCTAATTTATAAAGCCTTGTTAGACGAAGCTAGAGGAAAGAATTGGAAGAACGCATTCCTTCTTAGCTTTAAACTCTTCGAGCATCTCCAGAAACAAGAAGAATATGGGTGGTTGGTGGACAGGGAGTACATGGATAAATGTATTCATCAGTTGTCCCATTTCATTAGTAGAATTGATAGAGCGTTAGACAAGCATCTCCCTGTCGTAGTGGAAATTCAAGAAGCTAAAGACAAGGGTGAATATAAATATATCAAAAAACCATTCCTCAAAAGCGGAGAGTTTAGCGGAAGTATTAATACTTGGATTGCTAGCAGCGGTATTGATGTCAATAGGGTGTCTATTGGCGGTCCTTTCAGCCGTATCACTTTTAGGAAAGTTGACTTAGACAGTAATCAAGAAACAAAAGAATACCTGTTACGCTCAGGATGGGAACCATTAGAATGGAATTACAATGACGAAGGTGAGAAAACTTCTCCTAAGCTTTCCAAAGACGATCCCTTCGAGGGGATTAATGGGGGCGTGGGCCGCCTTGTGGCTCGTAGGGTGCAATGCCGACAAAGGAAAAGTATTATTGAGGGTTTGGTTGCTTCGATTAGGTCGGATGGTCGAATAGCTTCGGTAGTTAATGCTCTAGCCGTGACAGGAAGAGCAACACATAGAGGAATTGTTAATATACCTAAAGCTACTTCTTTCTATGGTAAGCAAATGCGTAAAATCTTTACCTCCAAGAAAGGGTTTGTGCTGGTAGGAACTGATTCTGATCAATGCCAGCTTAGAATGCTTGGTGGTCGAATGAATAATGTAGATTATATCAAAGCACTTTGTACAGGAGATAAAGAGAAAGGCACCGATAGTCATTCTCTTACCCGAGATATTGGAGAATTAGAATCTAGGGATATTGCTAAAAATGTAATCTATTGTTTACTTTTCGGCGGAGGTGATGACAAACTTGCAAAGACAGCTAAGAAGCCTAGAGGAACAGGGAGACAACTTAGGGACAAGCTTTATAAAGGTCTCGATGGATTAGGTACGCTAATGGAAACTCTTACTAAAGAATGGAGAAATTCAGCTAAGAAAAGATATAACGCTAAATTTAACAGAATGGAATACTTCAATGGAAGTATTACAGGTCTTGACGGGAGACCCATCACAGTAACTTCTGAACATCAGCTTTTAGTATATCTACTTCAATCTGATGAAGCTATTATGATGGCTGCTGCTTATAACAAATTCAATATGGTTATGGAGAAACGTTACAGATACGGAATTGACTACGGTGTTACAGCGTGGTATCATGATGAATATACTTGTGAATGTCGAGAGGAAATAGCAAAAGATGTTGCGAGAATTGCTGAAGAAGCTATTAAATGGGCTGGAGAGTTTTACAAAATTCCCTGCCCTCATGTGGGACAAGCTAAGATCGGAACCACTTGGTACGCCATCCATTGATGATGATGAAGTATCTTATTATAAGGGGCTTATGGATGAACTAGAAGAATCCATTGGAGAAATCAATGATGAGATCGAATGGCTTGAAGATGAACGAAATGAATGTGAAGCACGTCTGAAATACGCACAAGTAGTATATACAAATCTAGTAATTAAGGAGAAGTGAATGGGTTTTGAAGGGATTAAATATGATCCTGAAACCGGAAAGTTCTTTAACAAGAGAGAGAAACAGATAGGATCTTATACTAAAAAGTATGGAAGAATCAGTATAGACACTAAAATGATTACTCTTTCAAGGCTTGCTGTATTTCTTATGCTTGGATATTGGCCAGAAGAGGTTGACCATATCAACGGTGATAAGCATGATGATCGATGGTGTAACTTAAGACCTTGTACTCGATTGGAAAATGCAAAGAATAAGAAAACCTATAAATCATCTAAAACAGGAGTTAAGGGGGTCTATAGAAAGCAATATAAGGGTAAAGAGTTCTATGTAGCATCAATACAGTCGGATAATAAACGATATTTTCTAGGTAATTTTCTGAACTTAGAAGATGCAGAATCTGCATATAAAGCAGCTTCACAATTTTATCACAAAGAATTTTCTCGTTAAGGAATAATATAGATGTCTTTAAACGCCAGCAAGCAACAACGTAATAGTGATGACAACAAGAAGAAATTCAATATGGAACCACTAGAGCCGGGTGTCTACCCTACTCGTCTAGTGCAGATTATCGACCTAGGGCTACAGCCTCAGCGTCCCTACCAAGGGAAGGACAAGCCCCCTGCTCATGAGATTATGATGACTTATGAGTTTGTAGATGAATTCCTAAAGGATGAGGAGGGAAAGGAAGTGGAAGACAAGCCACGTTGGTATTCTGAAACTCTTCCTCTGTATTCGCTAGAAGCTGATAAGGCTAAAAGTACGCAACGATATAACGCTCTCGATCCAGACCACAAGTATGGGGGTGATTTCGTAAAGACCTTAGGAACTCCTGTTAATGTAACAATTGTACATAACAAGAATGGGGAGAAGCTCTATGTCAACATCGCAAATACTGCTGCTATGCGCCCCCGTGATGCTGATAAATGTCCTCCTCTGGTCAATACAACTAAGGTATTTGATTTGGATGACCCAAGCCTTGAGACTCTTGGCAGTCTCCCGCAGTGGATTCAGGACAAAATCAAAGGGAATCTACAATTCAAAGGAAGCAATCTCGAAACGCTACTCGGAGCTTCCGGGGAAGAAGGAGAGAAGAAGGAAAATACAGAAAGCAAGCCGTCAAACGATGACGATGAATTACCTTGGTAAATGAAAGCCCTTTTGGATTTTGATGTGCTCGTCTATGAATGCGGTTTCGGCGTAATGACAGGATGGGAGGAAGAAAATAGCTATGGCAGGGGCCGATAGCTACCAAGGCTTTCTCACTGGTAAGAACAATTTCCGAGAGAAGATTGCTGTAACGAAGCCATATAAAGGGAACAGGAAACAAGAGAAACCTTTCCATTATAAGAATCTTAGGGCTTACATGGTTGGTAAGCACAATGCTATCATCATTGATGGCATGGAAGCAGATGATGCAATGGCAATAGAGCAATACGAAGATTGGAGGAATTGTTATAAAATCTACATGGGCTTGTCTTTTGAAGAAAAAGACATTAGCACATTAGGTACGATCATCTGCTCACGTGATAAGGATTTAAAGCAATGTCCGGGGATGCACTATTCATGGGAGAATGGTCGTCAGCCTTCCTTCGGCCCTAAATACATCTCTTATGAAGAAGGAATGCGCTTCTTCTATTATCAGTGTCTTGTAGGAGACACAGTGGATCACATCCAAGGGCTGCCTAAATGCGGCCCTGTAAAGGCTCAGAAGATACTAGGGGATACTCAGGTATCTACTGAGCTATTCCAGCGTGTCAGAGAGGCTTATAGAGGCTTCTACGAGGATATTGAGCTAGCTGATAAACAGCTATTGGAGATGGGGCAACTATTATATATGACAAAGGAGTTAGATGAAGAAGGAAACCCAATACTGTGGGAGTTTCCCAAGTTGGACGAACAGCCGTTTTAGCTCATTCATTAAGAGCGCTCTTAGGGCGGCTAGTAGTAGATGGCCACCATCCTTTGAATGCTTAAAGAATGCTTTTGTAGGTGTAAAAGAGAATAAGAAAACAGGCAGGCAAGCTAAGCATTATAAGTGTAATTGTTGCTATGGGGAATTCCCCTCCTCTGAGGTACAGCGTGACCACATCATCCCTGTAATTGACCCGTTCAAAGGGTTTACAACATGGGATAGTGTTATCGAGCGTATGTTCTGTAGCGCAGAAGGCTTTCAAATCTTGTGCAAGCCATGTCATGCGATTAAAACAAAGAAAGAAAGAGAGCAACGGAAACAACTCACTGCTGGGAAGCAGAAAGGAATTATTGATGAAGAATGAAATTCAAGGCATGTCTCTGTTTAACGACGTAGAAGACTACGCTCTACGTATTCGTAATCGTGCTGTTGTTATGGCCAATGTAGCAGAGGCTAATACAAAACAGAAGAAAATTACACAGAAAGGAACATACGCCATCCTTTCGTATTTCAATGCTATTCCTGAGAATGAAAAGAAAGACAGCTATAATTCCTTTAAGAATACAATGATGGAGCGTGGATATAGTGTGTGAACCGTATAGCTATGAAGAAATCATGGCAGATAGAGAGGCACGAGAGCAGGAACGTAAGAAGAATCGTCCCACTTGGGAAATTGTAATTGAGGATATGAGGGCTAGGGATGCTATCGGGACACATAAATACGGTGTTCCTCTTCGTCCTCATAACGGACGTAATAGCCTTCAGGATGCTTATGAAGAGGCCCTAGACCTAGCTGTATATTTGAAAAATGCAATTATTGAGGCGGATAAAGGTGTCAGTTAACACGTATGTAGCAATCAAAATTGAAGATGCATATGATGGGTTTTATATTACAGTAGGTGGTACAGAAACCTTCTTCTGTAACCAAGAGGATAATGCTTCAGAGACATTATACAAGGTGTTTAAATTTCTAGGATTTGAACATGTAGAAATTGGAGAGGAATGTTGAAGGTATCCCTTGAGTTCATTACACCTGATGCTGAATATCAAATCGGTAAATATGCTGCGATTTGCTACGATGCAAAATTAGATAGAGCTGCCTGCATTCGGAGGGCAAAGCAAGTATCAGAGAAAGGGCATTTGGCTTGTCTCCGTTTTTCACATGCAGTATTCAACATCAGCGGAATTAGCCGAGTGTGTTCTCATCAGATGGTGAGAAGTAAGTTTTTGGACTTCCTTCAACGCTCTCAGAGGTATTGTAAGGAATTAGATGTAGGATTCACGATGCCAGATAGTGATGAACATGAGATACTCCTATCCACGCACTATTACCGTTCTCTTGAACTATACAAAAGCTTGCTAAAAACAGGCATGAAGAAAGAGGACGCTAGATTTGTCCTTCCTGAAGCAACACATACAGAACTTAATGTCGTGGGAAACTTACAAAGTTGGAGAGATTTTATTAAGCTACGAGCAGATAAACATGCACAATGGGAAGTGAGAGAAGTGGCGATTACGATTAACAATCTCCTTGCTAAAGAGTGCCCTAACCTGTTTAAACCAATGGAGATGTTCTGATGAGAGACGAAATTGAGGTAATCACAATCACTCAGAAAGAGTATTATGACCTTCAAGAGGATGCTCGTAAGCTTCGATGTTTAGAAAATGCAGGTGTTGACAACTGGGGTGGATATGACTGGGCAATGGAAGAATATTACGGAGATGATGAATGAGGCTCTGGATTGATCCACCTAGCGGATGGAAATACGGATTCCCTAAAGTTTGGGATAGTAAGGAAGATAAGAACATTCTACTTTGGCTTGTAGAAGGGGGGTATCCACAGTATCTTATTGATGAACTTGGAGAAGCCTTCTATACTCGACAATGGAGGGCTGATGACAACAATCCTAGTAATTCCTGATATTCAATGTAAGCCGGGTGTGCCCCTTGACCATCTCGTCTGGATGGGGAATTTCATCGTAGAGAAACAGCCCGATGTAATTGTTCAATTGGGAGATTTCTCAGATATGGAATCACTCAGCAGCTACGATAAGGGTAAGAAATCTTTTGAAGGGAGGCGCATTCAAAAGGATTTTGAAATCACTATTGAAGCACAAAATAAACTTCTTGGACATTTACGATATTTACAAAAGAGACAACGTAAGAATAAGAAACAAATTTATAATCCAAGGCTTGTATTAACAACCGGGAACCACGAAAATCGTGTCAATAGAGCTATTAATCTCAGTCCTGAGCTTGATGGTATTATCAGTATGGAGCATTTCCAATACGAAGCATTCGGTTGGGAAGTGTTTCCTTTTCTTGATGTCGTTGTTATCAATGGCGTCGCTTTTAGTCATTACTTTCCAACTGGCACAGCAGGGCGTCCTGCTTCAACTGCTAATGCACAACTCAGCAAGCAGCATATGAGTTGTATTGCAGGCCATCAACAAGGACTTCAGATTGCTACAGGAAAGAGAGCCGATGGAGAGCTTCTGACAAGCTTAATTGCTGGAAGCTTCTATCTACACGATGAGGAATATCTAGGGAAGCAAGGGAATAAACATTGGAGAGGAGCGCTGATGCTTCATAATGTTGAGGATGGAAGTTTTGATCTCAACCTCCTCCCAATGAAATATCTAAAGGAGAAATATTCTTGAACGATAAAGAGCTTATTGAAAGCTGGCTAAATTCTTCCTATGAATATTATTGGGGATTTGATGACTCAGGAATGAGCGACTACCAGTGGGATTGTCATTCTCGTAATATTGCAGCTAATCTGGATAAATATAAAGAGTTTATTCCTAAGGGTGTTTTAGATAAGATGAAAGAATTTGATTGGGACGGAGGAAGTCTGTTCTTTGTACCAAAAGCTGCTTATGGGAGAGTGTGAATGAAAAATCATGATCTGTATTATCAAGCTCTCCGTGATAAGCCAATGTATCCCACTATTGCTTACGGTAGTGCCGATGAAATCTGGAAACCTATTAAAGAATGTTATGATCTTTACGAGATTTCAAATCTAGGTCGCGTTAGATCAATCGCCAGGGCTACATTACATAGTGACGGGAAGACGACGCGACATAAGTCTCGGATTCTGAAACAGAGACTAAACAAGAAAGGGTACCTCACAGTACGTATCACAGCAAAGCGCGAGAAAATGAACTTTATTGTACATCGGCTTGTTGCTATGTACTTTTTGAATAATCCCGATGCACTTCCAGAAGTCAATCATAAGAATGAGATCAAAACCGATAACAGAGTTTCCAATCTAGAATGGTGCACTACAGCTTATAATGTTGATTATTCGCAAGCTAAAACGGTAACACTTATTTCACCTCAAGGTCTGATAATCACAATCAGAAACATTGCTAAATTCCAAAGAGAAAACGGACTAACTCACATCAGCGATGTAGTTTCTGGAAAACGCAAGCATAATAAAGGATGGAAGCTTTATGTCGATTAAGTTTACCGAAAATCATAATCTTTATTATCAAGCTTTACGCGATAAACAGATGTATCCAGTAATCGCTTATGGATGCGCTGGCACGTCGAAGACGTATGGGGCTGTAGAAGCTGCCTTTGAAGCTCTAACAATGAAGAGGGTGGGGCAAATCATTGTAACCCGCCCTAACGTCTCCTTTGCTGACTCCCTAGGCCTGCTTCCTGGGACGTCGAGGGAAAAAATCAACCCTTGGGTGCTACCTGTCCTTCAGCATCTTCACACATTTATTCAACCGCAAGTCACTGAAATGTGGGAGAAACAAGGGAAGCTCCAGTTCCATCCTCTTGAGCACATCCAAGGACTGACATTTGACAATAGCTTCGTCATCCTTGACGAGTGTCAGAATATGTCCATCCAACAGCTTAAGGTGTTCCTAACACGTATTGGTAAATATTCTAAAGTAGTACTATGTGGGGACATTGCTCAAACCTCTCCTAAATTCAAGAATAGCGGACTTGCTTCCCTTATTAAGATGATTGAAGAATACGAGCTTCCTGTCCATCGTATCGAATTTGGACCGGAGGATATTCTTCGAGGAGATACTTGCAAGATGTTTATTAATGCTTTTGAACGATGGGAGAAAGAAGGACGTGTTTAAATTTTCTAAAGAAAACATGAGAGTGCATGTAGAATCAATCGCTCTCCACTTTTATATTAATGAAGCCATTATTGAAGCGGATGATTATGTAGATTTGATTGACGCTCTCTATCAAGGACAACCCAATCAAACTATCTACATCCACCTAAACACTCCCGGTGGCAATCTAAACATTGCTATGCAAATCATCAATGCTATTGGAGCTAGCCAAGCTAATGTAGTAGGGCTGGCTGATGGAGAAGTAGCCAGTGCTGGAAGCCTCATCTTATTTGCCTGCCCTATGATTGGTGTGCAAGACTTTTGTTATGTAATGCTACACGATGGAAGTGAAGGTGCATTCGGGAAGATTAATGAGAACTTAAAGCAAGCTCAATTTACCTCAAAGCTTCTAAATAAAATCTGCCATAAAGTGTATGGGCCATTCTTTACAGAAGAAGAAATTAACTCTGTACTCGATGGAAAAGATATGTGGCTTATGGCAGAAGAACTAGAAGAACGTTTAAATAAAGCAAAAGAACAAGGAGAAAGTATTGACGAAGAGTGAATTCCGTAGCACACTAGGGCAGAATGTATTTCAATTCAAATATGCTCAAGGCCCAAGTGATACATGGGCGCAATGCGCTGAACGTATTGTAGAAGATGTATGTGGAACACGTTGGGGCACTCAGCAAGCCCTGATGAGTAAGGATGAACAGAAGCAACTAACCGAATACATTAAAGAGTTTAAGTTTGTACCGGGGGGGCGGTATATCTACTATGCTGGTCGTCCAAATAGTTATTTCAACAATTGCTATCTATTACGTGCTGAAGAGGATACAAGAGAAGAATGGGCGGAACTAGCGAAGAGAGCAACAAGTTGCCTGATGACTGGAGGGGGCATTGGTGTAGATTACTCGATTCTACGAGCCAAGGGCAAGCCCATTCGGAGGACTGGCGGTGTAAGCTCTGGGCCGCTGTCTCTGATGAGTATGCTAAACGAAATTGGTCGAAACGTGATGCAGGGTGGAAGTCGAAGGTCAGCGATTTACGCTTCCTTGAATTGGCAGCACGAAGATATTCCAGCCTTTTTGAACGCTAAGAATTGGCCTGACGCTATCAAGGCTATGAAGGAAGCTGATTTCAATTTCCCTGCAAATCTTGATATGACTAACATCTCTGTTAATTATGATGATGAATGGCTTTTTCCATCTAATCCAGATGAAAATCCAAACATATCAATCCATGAAATGATGGAGAGAAAAAGGGCTGCTAATCCCATATTCCTAGCTAATTGCCGACAAGCAATGGAAACAGGAGAACCGGGCTTCTCCTTCAACTTCGGAGATAAACAGAATGAAACGCTTAGGAATGCTTGTACAGAAGTTACGAGTGAAGATGATTCTGACGTATGCAATCTTGGCTCAATCAATATCGGTAATATTGAGTCTATGGTTGAATTCGCAGATGTCGTTCGTCTCGCGTCAAAATTCCTGGTATGTGGGACTCTCCGAGCGCAGCTTCCGTATGATAAGGTTTATGCAGTCCGAGAGAAGAATCGGAGGCTTGGCCTTGGTCTTATGGGCATCCACGAATGGCTCCTCAAAAGAAACTACGGATACGAAGTAGTACCTGAGCTACATAAATGGTTAGAGGTATATGAGAATGAATCTGAAAGATCGGGTAAGGAACATTGTGATCGATTCTACCTATCCCACCCTAAAGCTTTTCGTGCAATTGCGCCTACTGGCAGTATTGGTATTCTGGCCGGTTCTAGCACCGGTATTGAACCATTATTCGCAGTAGCCTATAAACGGCGTTATCTAAAGAACGGTGATCGGTGGCATTATGAATATTGTGTTGATGCTACCGCAGAAATGCTCATTCAAGATGGCATCAATCCTGAAAAAATTGAGACAGCTTATAAGCTAAGTGGAGATTATGAAAAGCGAATCAAATTCCAAGCGGACATTCAAGATTACGTTGACATGTCAATTTCCTCCACAATTAATCTCCCTTCTTGGGGAACCGCAGGCAACAATGAGGACAAGGTTGGAGCGTTTGCTGAGGTACTTTCAACCTACGCTCCACGACTCCGTGGTTTCACGTGTTACCCAGATGGAAGTAGAGGAGGTCAGCCCATCACAGAAGTAGAATATTCAGAAGCTATTAAGCACAAAGGGGTTGTTTATGAGGAGAACAACATGTGCAAAGAAGGCGTGTGCGGAGTGTAGGTGAATAGATAAAAATAAAGCCCTAGGGATTGCTCTCTAGGGCTTTTTCTATTTCTACTTCTTTTTCTTCTTAGGAGCCTTCTTCTTAGAAGGCGACATCATCTTATCGTGTTTCTTCTTTGGCATAGGCATTTTCTCTTTCTTATCTTTATCATATCCCACATATTTAGGCATTACTCTTTCTCCTTAAATTTTAACATGGTCTTTAATCCACACTAGTGCAGCAACAAGGGGAGCGGTGATATAGAAAAACACCTTCACCGCTTTCCAAGCTCCTTGGCTCTGCTCCCAAATAGCAAGAAGAAGTCCAATTTTATCATCCAGAGCTTTCATCTTCTCTTCAAGCTGTGTTAGCCGATATTCTAAACTATCAGTATTGCTCATCATCTTCCACCACACACATCATGAGCCCTAGTCGGGCCATGACAGCGAAACCTTCCTCTCCGGTAATGTCGCCTTCGGTCAGCAGGCGCGCCGCGTCCTCTTGCGTCGCCGTCAGCACAATCCCCTGATCCGCCGCCCCTTGCTGGGCAGCGGCGTACAGGATCGCGGGGTCACTGAGCGGGGTGAGCCACACGTCTTCCACCCGGCCGGAGCTGATGTAATGCGTGGCCGGAAACATCCCGGTCGGAGACAGAGGCGTCGAGAACATGCCGTGGCCTGCCGGATGCACACACGAGGCGATGTTGCGGGCGGCTTCGACGATGGCTGCGGGTGCCACGAAAGTACGGTGTATCCAGTCGGTCATGACAGGGTGACTCCCGTTTTGCCGGCGAGATACCGTTCGCTGGCGTGAATCTGCGCGTCCGTGGCGAGCTTTCCGACGATGCACAGACCGTAGAGATGGCCGTTGAAGGGCAGCGATGCGCCACCGCGACGCCCGATATACAACGGGTAGTTGCCGTAGTTGCCGGTACCTTGGTCATTACTCAAGGATTGTATTTGCGCCCCATTTGCCCGCAGCACTTGCTCGTCCGCCGAGACGTTGCCAACCCCGGTTAAAACTGCCGTTACCGGCGCTGCGAATGGTGCTCCTGATACCGACCACGCGGAAAACAAGGTGCCTTTGCTGGCGAAGGCCAACGTACTGCCTGACGTATTCAATGGGGCGGTTATGCAGAAAGCCCCGTTGTTGCTGCCGATGTTGGCGCTCAACTCAGCAAGCACTCCCACAGCCGCATCACTTAGCTTCCTGATCCCCGCCACCACCGTCATCTTGTCGGTGCCGGTGAAATCAATTGCAGGCGTGGAGAACCAGTCATCGACCCCATCGAAGTGGAGATACTTGTTCCCGTTTTCGTCCTGCTTCAGTACCGGACGTGCTGTCGCAGTCGGCTGACTGGCGTGGTTGCCGGGTAGCTCGCGGACGGAGATGTTGTCGATGTATGACGCAGCACCATACGAGGTGCTGTTGTACAACAGGGTCAGGGAAACCGTTTCTGTCGTGGCGGTGAATACCAAAGAGCCGTGTTCGTTTACGCCCGAGGAGTACTGCTTCGAGCCTGCTATTTTCGTCCCGGCGACAGTAGTCGCCTCGATCCAGACCTCCGACGTACTTACGTTCGACTTGATATCGAATGCAACGTTGTAGGTCTTCCCGACCACAACCGAGAGTAGTTGGTATGCAGTCCTGACGCTGCCTCCGCGCACAAACGACAACCGCCCATCCACCGCTGACACGGGTGCCGATGAGTAAGCCGTCCACCCCGTCAGCCCGTTATCAAACGTCCCGTTCGTCACCAGCTCCGGCCCCCGCTCCAACCCCCGAGACTTATCGAGCATCAGCCCCACCGGCTGCTCTACCGCAGTGACGGGGGTTGTGCCTGCGGCGTCCTGGAAGAGCGTCGAGAGGTCGCTCGGGTCGTACCACACGCCCTGCTCTCCATTATTAAATAACGCTAATGGCATGAAAGGGTACGGGCCTGCTAAAAAATTATCTTGAATGGAATTTCCGTTTCCAAAATATTCTCTAATCAGATCAGGAACAGTATTCGATGTCAATCCTAGGGATTTAAAATATTCAAATGCTGCATCGCTAATCTGCCTAGTGGTGGCTCCATTGGCAAGGTAGAAAGCTAACAGCATATCATTAATACTTCCAGAAAACCCTAGGGAGGTTAGCCTGTTTTTGATTGCTTCCATTATCCCTTTTTCCTTTTCTTAGAAATTTCAATAACAGCAATTTGTTTCTGAGCTTTCTTCTTGGAAGAATGTGTTCCTAATTTCTTCTTTCCTGAAGAATCTGTTACGACATATTTCTTACCTTTCTTCTTAATCATTTCTTTTTATGCCTTCCACCGGTGCCTAAATTCTTGGCTCTGTTCTTACTCTTGTCCATAACACGAAGATTGGAGGGATTGTTATTCAGCTTTCCTCTAGCCTTATGCTGTTTATGATCGACATCACGACCATCCCCACGATGCACCTTCCCTGCTTTCTCCATCCTTCGTCTAGCAGTGTTACGCTGTGCCCTACGCTTCTTCTGTTCATCTGAGCTATTATATTTACGTTGCCGCTTACTGTCGGCTGAAGCGTTAGGGCTGAAATCTCCTTTCTTAGGCACCTTTATCTCCTAGAATCCTACGTATGTACGAAATCGTTTCCTCTTTCTTAGGAAGGAAATTCATCCAATCTTCTCCTCCCTTCTTAATAGCGTTCTTAACAGACTGAGGGCCAGCATTATAAGCTGCTAATGCCTTAGAATAATCCCCTCCAAACTCGTTAAGCATAGCTTTAAGATAGTCTCTTCCAAAGCGTTTAAACTCTGCCTCTGTCTTGTCCCTCATAGGCTCAACACCAAATCCTGGCTTGCTTGCTGTCTTAGGCATTACTTGCGTAATACCCTCAGCACCAACAGGTGATGTCGTAAGCTTACCTATGGCTGTTGTATGCTTCCCACCGCTCTCAGCCATAATAAGTTTATTAAATACTTGGTCAAATTGATTATCGACAGGTTTAGCTTCTACAGATTTCTTAGACGCTGAAGGTTTGCTTCCACCAATCCAGCTTTTCAACCAAGGCAACACTCCCGTTTCTTGTTCAGGAACGCCTCCTTCAACGGCCGATTCATTCCAGTTTTTCTTCCAAGGCTCAGTCATTAGCCACCTCAACTTTCTTCCAGCTATTCTTACTTGCTGGAGGACCTCCCACATATTCATATCCCTCTTCAACTTGACCTACCTTGAGACGGCTAGGATCAGGATAGTAAGAAGGCATAATGATGTGTTTATTACGCTCCCAATACCCAGAATAGTCAGTGTGTCCTTCCATGTGGGCACCAATGTGGATCATCTGATTTACAGCGTCTTTAGAGGCTTTTAATTCCCGTACAAACTGTTGCTGATCCTGTCTGTCAACAGGACTTAAATACCCAACCTGTTTAATACCAAAATCTACACCTGCTCCATTAAATTGGATATTGATAATATCGGCTACAGGGACAGCTTCTTTGTTGGCTGTGAATTGAAAGGTGCTATTAAGCTTCTGTTCAACACCTCTAGTAATAGTACGCTCATAAACTAGATTTAGAACATCCTTAGCTTTTGACGCTGTAACCTTATCCACTTGACCTTTACTAATTAGACTAGCATACTCAGGAGAAGCATAGTAGGCGGCTGCGCTCTGAAGTTGATTAGCATTAGTTTGAGATACATCTAGTCCACCAAGAGCTTTATTAACGTTATTAGCGATAGTGGAAAGCTCTGTAGTAGCTCCTTCCCTATCTGTCATCTGCCCGTTAATTAGCGCCTTATTCCTACCCATCAGCATTTCAAATACTTGACTTCCCGGAGAGAATAAGTCAGGGGGAGCTTGGAATTTACCAGTAGTATCTGCAAGCTGAAGAATCTTACCAAAAGCTTCTTGTGTTTCAGCTTCGTTAATGATGATGGGTCCGCCAAAGATTTTAGACTGTGCCCAAAGAGCTTGAAGGCGAGGGTTCCCCATAGCGGTTAGCATCAACTGATTTTGAATCTCCTTAATCTGATTTTCCATTGCTTCAGTACGTGTCTTTCCTGAAATACCTTCTTCTGTGTTCTTACGAAGGGAATTGAACATATTACGAAAAGAATTACCTAGCTCTGGATCAGAAGCTGAGGCTGCTGTAATCCCAGCTTCTAGATTGGCAAAATATTGATTAGCCTGTTGCATTAAGATTGCTGGATCTTCTCCTTTAGCAGCCTTAGTGGCCATATCCCTAGCGAAGAGAGAGGCAGGTTCAAAGTGCTCTTGAGCTAGTGTTTTCAATGTGCTAAGGACATTCTGTCTCTGAACAAACTGACTATTAGTTCGTTGCTCTTGATTCATACTTGTTTGGAGATGAACCTTGTCAGCCATTCGCTTAAAGTTTGCATCAGCAAGCCTAGAAGCTTGAAAAGCCCTAAGCTGAGAATCTTCAAACTCTGAAGACATATTCTCAGGGAAAAGAAAGCCTGAAGAGATAGCATCCTTTTTAAGCTGACGCTTCATTTCAAGCCCACTCTTCTCTTCTTCCAGAGCACCTTTTACAGCGCCACCTTCAAATAAGGCACCTTGAATTGAATTAAACTCTTTTGTATATTCAGAGTAGTTAGCTACATACTTACTGAAAACTGAGCGTCTAAGCACATTAGCCCTATCTGGTTTTAGCTCTCCAGAAATTAGCCCATCTTCGATCTTTGTGTATTCTTTAGCAAACTGACCTACAACAGAGTTCTTTAGTTCTTCTGCTCTTTCTTTAGCACGCTGTTCTCCAAACTTACCTAGACCCTCGATAACATCTCCGAAGATTCTAGGAATATTCTTTCCTGTATCAACAGGGGCTACAACAGAGGCCCCTGCCCCTTGCGGGGCTTGTAGGTCAGTTTCAAAACTAGCCATTACTGTTCCTTCTCATCATATTTTCTGTTAATATCTTCGATTAGTTGCATGTATTTCTGCCTTTCAGAATCTAGAGTCATGAAGCGTTCTGTCTCATGAAGCGATTCTCTAGCACCCTTAATACGAGCATATTTTAAGGCACCTTTAATAATCTTGAAATCATCGCTAACAATATCACGCTTAAGGTTGTTGCTAATGATTTCTAGTGCTTTATAATCGGTTCCTTCAGGAGTTACGTAGATACGCTTAGCTAAACCTAATACCTTTGTAACAAACTCATCATCGGTATTTACTAGATTCTCTTTACGTGACAGGAGTCTAATATACCCATCATACCATTGATTAACTTGTTCAAAATGTTCCTTAGTTCCAGTCCTAACTTCCTTACTGGCAGCGTAGAATAACGCCTCTTCCTTGCTTCCAAATCCAAAAGCCTTAGCAAGCCCGTACATAAAGGAAGCATCTTCCATCATTACATTGCCTTTCTTATCTACAATCTTACCGGTCTCCATGATGAACTTAGCCTTTTGCCAATTAGTCCATCCAGAAGAGATTGACAGAACGCCATCAACAACACTATTCAAATCTTCTGGTGTTGTTCCTTCATAGGCATCGTAGAAACCTGTATATCTTGAAATGCGTACAATAGCATCTTTGATGCGACTGTTCTCTTTTAGGAAGATATTTGCTGAAGGAGAGTTCAAAGCCAAGTCGCCAAATCCTCCAGTCATCAGCACATTGGCCATTTTAGCCCAACCCTCTGTTTCGAAGGGAGAGAGAGAGGATGTATCGATATCAACATCTTCACCGGCTAGTGTTGATAGCCCTGAATTTACTAGTGAATATGTTAATCCATCAATCAGAATATCTCT